TATTATTGAAACAGGGGTTAAGTACGTGCGATACACTACGGATTGTGGTATAGTGCAGGTTGACCCAATGGAATGGAATATTTAAGGAGTAATGAGCTATGAAGTCTGAAGTTACACCACAGAAAGCATCTTGTTTTAACTGCAAGAACTATTCCACAGGAATAGGCGCAGCAATGAAAAATGGTACAATCTACATGTGGGAACAATGTGAAAAGCAATGGGGTAAACCCACACCAGTTGGTGTGCTTAAGAATATCTGTACGTTGCATAACCAAAAGAAGGAAATTGTATGAATCAAAATCAAAAAGAGTACCTAAAAGAAAAAATTACTTTTCTTTGCATCTGTTGGCATAATTGCTATAGTAATAGCATGTATTGTATTTAATGGAGATTAAAATTAATTGGAGATAAAGATGGTAAAATTGTTAGATATAACAGGACAAAAATTTTCAAGATTAACAGTATTGGAACGAAGTGCAAATACTAAATATGGAAGAGTTGCGTGGAAATGTATTTGTGAATGTGGTAATTATTGTGTAGTTGCAAGTGATTCTTTAGTTGGATTAAACACAAAATCATGTGGCTGTCTAAATATAGAAGTAGCTCCTACTAAACACAAAACTCATGGTTTAACTAATTCAACAGAATATATAATTTGGTCTGGAATGAAGGCAAGATGTGATAATCCTAATAACCCTTCGTACGAATTTTATGGAATGAGAGGTATATCCTATGTAGAAGAATGGAAAGATTTCAATAATTTTCTTAAAGATATGGGCAAAAGACCAGAAGGTCTACAATTGGATAGAATTGATGTTAATTCTAATTACTGTAAAGAAAACTGTAAATGGTCTGATACCACTGAACAAGGATTTAATAAACGCTTATTATCAAGTAATAAGTCAGGAAAAACTGGAGTTCATTTTAATAAAAGACGAGGTAAATATATAGCTGCTATTTCTCAATATGGTGTTAACAAATATCTCGGTATTTTTGATAACTTCGAAGATGCTTGTAAAGCTAGAGAAAAAGCTGAAATAGAACTCTATGGTTTTTCTAAGGAATAACCATGCCAAATAAACAACAAACAGATGGTCTATACATGGGAGTAGCATTTCAGTATGCGAAGCTATCAAAAGCTAAACGAGCACAAGTTGGAGCATGTTTAGTTACAGCACATGGTGTAATTATAGGTGGTGTAAATGGTCAACCAATAGGTTGTTCTAATGAATGTGAATATAATAACGGTGGAGAATTAGTCACGAAAAATTCGACAATTCATGCTGAAGTCAACGCAGTATTACGTGCAGCGAGAGAAGGCGTGTCTTGTTTTAATGCTACAATCTACACAACATTGTCACCGTGTGTACCTTGTGCTGCTATGTTGGTAAACGCTGGTATCAAAAAATTAGTTTACTCTGAGTTGTACAGAGAAAAAACTGGTGTAGAATTACTAGTGTCAGCAGGTGTAGAAGTGCAACAATTTAACTAAAGGAACTTAAAATGCAAACAGGACATAAACATAAAGAACTAATCCGCGCTTGGGCAGCAGGCGCTATCATTCAGTTTCAAAACTGGAAAAACGAATGGACTGATATTGAAAATAATGATCCAGAGTGGATTCCTGCAGTTAGTTACCGCATCAAACCAGAACCAAAGCCGGATTATTCTAAGTTCATTGGTCTATATGCCAATACTTTTAAAGAAATCCACGGAGTAGATGGAGCATGGTCTGCTGGAATAGAATATGTTTCCGATGCACATTCTAAATACACAGATTTACTTCTCTGCAACAAACTAGAACTAGTATTCGACGGTGAAACCAAAGAACTAAAAGAAGTTAAAATCCACGGTAAGGAGTAGTATATGAAACTGCAAATCTCAACAAAAGATCACGGAGTTATTACTTCTGATTCAAATTCAGTATCCTCAGATAATTTGTGTCTTCTTATAAATGATGCGTTGACTAACGAGGGTTATTTACGATTTTTAGTCAACGGAGTTATGACAACAGTTCCTCATGGTGTACTGAACACTTCTATTATCAAGATTGTAGAGGAATCATGATAGAATTAATCGTAGTTCCAACCAAGGATACTAAATTCCAAGATTGGCCTAAGATGCTACTGCCGAATGCTGCTGTACAGGTGGTAATTCCGTTCAGTAAATGGCATCAGTCAGCTAATGATGATATGAAGGATTAGATAATGAAGATTAACCAAAAACAACTAATAAAATACTTGCACAAGTTTGATGATTCTTATCACGAGTACGAATACTCGGACTTTGTAAATAATCTCACTGATGTTATCGAACAGTTAATTAAAGAAGGCCATGAGGTTAAGTTAGATAACTTTGGTGTGTTTGTACCTAAGATTAATAAAGAGTTCACTACTCATAATTTAAAGACAGGTGACCGCGTAACTTATCCAAGTAGTGTTACAATGAAGTTCAATCCTTCAGTATCACTGCAGGAACGAATCAAAGCACATCATAAGGAGAGTCAAAATGAAACTACCTAGTATTAAACTCTTGTGGCATTCTCCAATGCTATGGAAGTATGCAGGTCTATACCTTAAGGTGAATAATAAACGGTATCGTATATTTAAAGTAGGAAGGTATTAATCATGAATGTAATTACTGAATATAACAAAGCGAAGGCTAATTTGTTCGCTCATTTTAAATATGACGGTATTGATTTTGGTATTGAAGATCTGACTAATGATTATTGGAAGGTTGATAACCGAGATATCATGTGGTCTGATAAAGCATGGAATGAAGATGAAGATGATTTTGAAGAGTATTCAGAAGAAGTACGTAATATTTATCGTACTGATGATCTGACCATGATCATTATATATGATTGCGCAGGTAATCAGTACCTAGCAGTGTTCGATAATTCCAAGGAGATTAAGTGATAATGCAAGAACAAAATAAGCAAGTGAAGATTGAACAGAAAATTACACCAAAAAAGAAAATAGATAGAGTAATAGATCAGGATTATTTGATGTATAATTCAACTGAAGATGAAGATCAACTTCGGTATCATGTACAGGACAACTACAGTAATACCGATACGAAATCATTCAACGATTCATTTTAACTTAAAGGAAATCCAATGACTACACAATACGCTCCAATCAAGACTAGTACACAAACTGATATCAAGATTATCAATAAACAGATTTACGCACATACTCTAGTACGTTCAATTGCTGATCGCACGTTGGTTAATGTTGTAGCTGTGGATAAGAAAGGTGAACTTATTACTGTAGTAGAAGTTGATCTGAGTTTTGAAGAAGGTGCTGATATGGTTGAAGCATTAAACCGGGATTTAAAGGAAGGTAAACTGTAGTATGTCTAAAGTAAAAACTTCTGGTTACGCTCGTTTTATTGACGATGAACAAGAGTTTGGTGGTGTAGGTTACTACTCTCGTTTTAGCAAGAGTAAAACCAAAGAACACCGTGGAAAACCTGACGGTAAATCCAAAGAAAACAAGCGTGATTATACAGAACAACGTAAACTTAAGCGAGGTGAATAATAACTTTTATTTTGTTTAAATTATTGTGTAGTTTATTTGTAACTTATGTGATTGTCTATAACGTTAAGTTCCCTTATGATAATGCAGTATTTACAATTAACACTTGGTTAATTATGGTAACATTTGTTCTTATGGTGTTTAGTATTATTTGGATTGGAGTATAAAATGGAATTTAACGTAATTAACTATTACAATAATCTTCGTAACGCTTGCGTAGGATTACCTGTATGGGATGCGTTACACCCTCAAGAGCAGCACATGATTATTAATTCGATTAATCTTTTGTTAGCTGTATGTCACAATCATGGTGTTACTGGTAAGAATACCGATAAAACTGAAGGATAATTAAGGCTGTAAGGGTTCGATTTCTATCGAAACCGCCCCTGCTTCGGCAGCTTTTCTTGTTTGTGGGTTATAATTCATACATCTTAAATTAATGGAGTAAACAATGTCTTATTCAGTAGTAAAACTTGCTCGTGAAATTATTGAAATGCAAGAAGAAATTGATCATCTGCGTTATGAAAATGAAAGACTTCGTGAGTACGAACAGAAGTACCAAGATTTACTCCACGGAAGTATCGATCATAATAAGAAAATGATCGGTGGTTTATTTGAAGTTGCTATGAAATTTGCAGGAGAACAGAAATGAAATTTAACAGTACTGTCCAAAATATTGGTGCATTCCGCAAGGATTGGACACAAGATGAAATTAAGAATGAACCAATGTTATTCAATTGCTCTTTTGATTTTGCAGAGAATAACGGTGGACCAATCACAAAGCAATTCTTGTATAAACTACATGATAGAGCTTGGTATGATCATCCTTCTCATGACTGGATCATTGACTCCAGAGTACACATGCTAATGCCCGGATGGTATCCGTGTATTCCGGGGATGCACCACGATGATATCCCACGCAGCACAACCAGCGGTCAACCTAACTATACTAATCCAGAGTACAAAGCAGAGCATGTACTAGGTCTAGTGAACGGTGATATTGCACCTACTCAATTTGCTATCGGTGAGATTGATCTGGAGATTCCAACTGAAGGAATTATTTACAAACAATGGCATCCAAAAGTTATGCAAGCTATTGAAGATGGTACGATGAAATCATACTCTGCTGAATCAGGTGTTATTCTTCAGTTTGATTCTGAGAGTTTTCACCAAGGTACAATGGCTGTAGCTGGTGGATGGCGTTGGTTTATCCGTGTGAGTAAGAACACACATAGGAAGCCAACAAATGAAATCAGAAAACAAGTTCAGGTTTATCTTGAGCATCCTATGGAAGGTTGGTGATATGACTGAATTAGTCTTAATTGGAGTAGGATATGCGTTGTATTGTGCGTTGGATCATATTCGTGTAGCTCTTGAATATATTGCTGAAATGTACGAACAGGAAGATGATGTACGTATTGAAAGTACACCTGTTAAAATAGACTATGAAGAAGGAATAAAATAGTGAGTTATTCAGGAGTACACAGGTTAACGCCATTACCATCTCCACCTAGTTTAACTGACGTCAGTACTTTTGATATCAAAGCTCAAGTATTTCTTGATGCTTTACCTGATATGTACTGTACTTTTTATACAGAAAAACAATGGGTTTGTTTGTACTGCCGAACACATACAAGTTTACTTGCTTACAGGAAAAACGGAGGTAAATCTTGTTATAATTGTGGTTCTAACCAAGGAGAAATTAAATGATTACACTCACCGGAAAAGAAATCAGAGACTTGGCGTATTTCGCTGGTTTTATGATTGTAGAACAAGATTATGATGATATACTCGATACAGAAATAAGTGTGTTTAATTGTTCTAAGAACGGAATTAAAAATGAAGAACAGAGGTTACAACTGCAATCGCATAGATAAAGCTGATCTTGAACAAGGAATCGATAGAAGTTTATTCTGGAATTACAAGCCAACTGAGGTTGCAATGCAGATTAACCGTGATAGAATTAATCTTCGATTGACAGAAGCTGAAACTAAAAAACAAGTTAAACAACTTAAGAAGGAATCAAAATGAAAGTCACTTGGGAACCTGAAGATATTCGTTGTGGTAGAATAATGAATACTCCTAATGCCGAAGAACAGTGGATGATTGGTTACAATCCAATGATTGATACAATGGCAATGTATACAATTATTTCTCTTTCTGATGGTATGATTGGTTGTGAACCAACTACAAGATCATTGTTAGCACAGTTGTTAAATCAAGGAAAATATATACCCGAAGAACTTATTAAAAAATGATAACCAATGAAAACCAACGTAGAAAATCAAGCTTATAAATCCGCAGAGGAACAGCAGCAAGATGTATGGATTGCTGTATATAGTACTCTGTTTGAAGTGGCACCTGATTTGATGATGAACAATCCTAAAAATGGTCGTGAAACAGCGTGTGATGCTATTCGTACACTTTCAAGTATTAATTATTATGCCAGAGCTTATTGGCATAATTCTAAAGGTGTAGCACAAAGAAAGTCCTTTGCTTATTCTATGTATGGAAAAGAAAAAGCATGGGAATTGGCACAAGAATTTGTTAAAATTGCTAGAAATTTAGCTGATATTGAAGTTGATGAAAGGGATAATCATGGAAAATAAAGTTCATTTACTTTGTAATAAATGGAAGTGTAAGGACGGTACTATTTTACAAAGTAAACATCGTCATGATTATGTCAGTTATATCGACAGTAACGGAGAGTCGTATTTTTTGGATGGTGGTACAGAAGGTTATATACGTCACAGCGGTAATATGGAACCATTGTTGGTGTATACTACATCTCCACACGAAGAAATTAGGGATAACTTTACGTGGACTTCCTATGGTATCAACGGTGATGAAGAACCTAAAATTAATTTACTAAAAGACTTAAGTAAAGACCATATTAGAGCTATAATTAGTACTCAGAAACAAGTGCCTCCGCACATCCGTGAGGTGTTTCTTAATGAAATTTTATACAGATTTATGAAGGAATAAACAATGAACCATAATTACAAAACACAACAAGAACTACGCGATGCTCAAGCAGAAGGTAAACGATTTAAGTTCAACGGTTGTACTGGTCATTTGTGGGATTTTGATCAACCAGTTGACAAATATATTCTAGTAGAAGAACCTGTTAGTAAAAAGCGTAAACACGCTGATGTTATCATCGCTTGGGCTAATGGTGAGGATGTTCAGGGACGTTTAAGTGCAGGTAGAGATTGGCATGACACATCTAGCCCTTGTTTCAATGAATATTATGAGTACCGTGTTAAACCAAAAGAACAAACTAACTATTACATCGCTCGTAGTACTTGTTTAATTAACAGCACAGAACAAGATGCTAATGTAAAGATGGTATACTGTGGTTCAACTGGTAATTTACTTTCTGTGGAGAAGATTAAATGAGTCAAGAACAAATTATTGCAAAACAAAATGAAATTAATGATCTACGTCAAAGTCTAACTGCAGCGGAGACTGAATTGCATTTACTACAATCATCACCTGAGAATAATAAGTTCAGTAGCATGAAAGTAGCTGTAAGCGCTATTGAAGATAAATTGTTATCTGAAGCTAGTAATGACTGCGAAGGTAGCTACAATTGTGGTAATCCACAGTACACCCAAGAATTCTATGTAAACGATGTGTTGTATGTTGGTGTTCTTGATGTAGAATACAACCGACATGATAAAACGTATTACTACGTAGAGGAATCTACGTTTACTGTAAAGAAAGTAGAGAAATAATGAGTTATAAGTTTGAACATATTAGCTTCCCGAGTATTTCTCAGTTCAGGAATGTTATTAAGCAGATTCAACAGTCAGCTAAGTACCATCAAGTACCAGCACCTAGTGTCCAGTTCAAAGGTACAGTAAAGCTACACGGAACTAACGCATCTATTGTGCTTGGATTAGATGATGAAATATACACACAATCTCGTGAACGTGTAATTACTCCGTTGGATGATAATGCGGGCTTCGCTACTTGGTTGGTGCAACACAAAGACTTCTTTGGTAAAGTGCTTAATGATATTGAACACCAGTATGCTCATATTGGAATTGACGTAGTACAAATTTATGGTGAGTGGTGCGGTGGTAGTATTAAAAAAGGTGTAGGTATATCTAAATTACCTAAAATGTTTGTAATCTTTGGTGTACGTGTTTCTGAAAGCGCAGAGAGTCAACAATGGTTAGATGTAGATATTTTACGTGAACCGTTCGCTAAATATGGTAAGCCAGATAATGTACACTTGAACACAGATTTTCCTGTGTTCTTTATTAATATTGATTTTAATAAACCAGAATACTCTCAACAAGACCTGATTGATCTTACAATCGAAGTAGAGAAAGATTGTCCAGTAGCACGTAAGTTTCTACCAGATACTAATGAAGAACTAATCGGTGAAGGTTTAGTATGGGAAGCTTTACAGACAGATAATCTACCGTTTTCTGTGCAAGGTATTAGGTTTAAAACCAAGGGTGAGAAACACCAGAATTCTAAAGTTACTGTGTTAGTTCCTGTAGATTTAGAGAAAGTTGCTTCTGTGGATGAATTCGTAGAGAAAACATGTACTGAAAACCGCTTAAAACAGGGCTTAGATAAGCTAACAGAGATGGGTCTAGGGGTTAATAGCCAGAACACTGGAACGTACCTTAAATGGGTTATGTCTGATGCTATTAAGGAGAATCTAGAGACTTTGAGTGAATCAGGGTTGACTACTAAGGATGTATCAGGTAAACTAGCTAACAAGGCTCGTGAGTTTTATCTAAGTCAAGTCAAGAAGGAGAACCAGTAATGGAACCAACACAAACAATTACAATCAGTACACGAGAATACGAACAGTTACTCAAGGATCAACTTTGGCTTCAATGCTTAGAAGAAGCTGGTGTTGATAACTGGGAAGGTTTTGATGAAGCGCGTGATATTTGGCGTGAGTACGAAAAGGATTAATCATGATTTTGTTAATCACAGGTTGGTTCGATGAAACAGATCGTTACGGTCATAAAACAGGGAAGAAACTGTTTTTAACTTCTCATGGTATCGACCTTGATGACAATGATAAAATTGATCCTAGCAAGGGTTACACAAAAGATAATTGTAGAGTAGTTTGTTGGTGGTATAATTTAGCTAAATCAATATACTCAGATGAAGTAGTACTTGATTTAATGAAAACCACGGTAAAATTTATTGAGAGGAATAATGGCTAATTTTATTCGACACCAAGAATGTAATAAGTGCGGTAGTTCTAACAATCTAGCACTATATGATGATGGTAGTTACCATTGTTTTACTGCTGGTTGTGATAATACTAAAGTATCCGAAGAATACAAAGAACTACTGAACGAAAAGAAACCAAAGAGAAAACGAAAGGAAGTTATGCAAGATGAAACACCAGTTAAACCAAGTAAACCAGTAATTGATCCAGAAATAGCACAAGAGATTAAAAAGGACGCTACAACAGAATGTAATGATTTCCGTGGATTATCAGATGAAACCACTAAGTATTTTCTTGTTCGTCATAAGTTCGATGATGACGGTGAAGTAAACGAACAGTTCTATCCATGTACACAAGATGGTCAACTGACAGGATATAAGATCAGGTCTGTACCAAAGGATTTCCGTAGTATTGGTCGTACTGGCGCAGATTGCCAGTTATTCGGTCAGTTCAGGTTTAATCGTGGAGGTAAGTATGTAATTCTCGCAGAGGGAGAACTCTGTGCTTTGTCAGCTTACCAGATTATGAAGGAATACAATACTAGTAAAGGTTCTGACTTTGAGATTGCTGTAGTTAGTCCTACTACTGGAGCACAATCAAAGAAGCAAATTGCTGCTCAATATGAATTTTTCAACACATTTGATTTCGTCATCTGTGCGTTTGATTCAGATAAAGCTGGGCAGGATGCACAAGCTGAAGCTATCAAGGTATTGCCAAAAAGCAAAGTGAAGATTATGAAACTTCGATATAAGGATCATAATGAATATCTTGAAAAAGGTAAACAGAAAGAGTATATTCAGGACTTCTATAATGCTGAATTGTATGTACCTGTTGGTGTAGTAGCGAGTAATCAGATTTCTTCTCAAATGCGTTCAGAAATGAACACAGAGAAAATCCCATTACCTCCATTTATGCACAAATTGCAAGAAATGATGGCTGGTGGAATTCCGTTAGGGCGTATCGTTAACTTAGGTAGCGCATCAGGAACTGGAAAAAGTACAATAACCGACGAGATACTTTACTACATGTTATTCAATAGCCCACATAAAGTAGGTGTTGTTACTTTAGAAAGTACTAGTGGTCAGTATGGTATTAAGTTATTGTCACGGCACATATCTAAGAAGATTGAACTACTTGATATGGATAGTGCTATGGCGTTGTTAGACAGTGAAGAAGTGAAGAAAAAAGAGCATGATTTGTTTAATGACTCAGATGGTAATCCTCGTTTCTATTTAGTAGATGATCGTGATGGTGATGTTGAAAATATTCAATCAGCTATTGAGAATTTGATTATTTCTTGTGGTTGTAAAGTTATTGTGCTCGATCCAATCCACGATGTCATCTCGGCATTGCCATTGGACGAACAAGAGAACTTTATGTCTTGGCAGAAAGGTATGGTAAAATCTCACATGGTTACATTCTTGAACGTATGTCACACCAGAAAAACTGGTGGGGGTCAGAAAGCAGGTTCTGCTGGTGCTGATCTACATGAAGAAGACCTAATGGGGAATAGTGGTTTGTATAAAAGTGCTGCATGTAATTTACTTTTCAGCAGAAACAAGGAAGCAACTGACGATATAGAACGCAATACCACTACAATGAAGGCAACTAAGATTCGCTGGACTGGAAAGACAGGTATCGCTGGAATGTATTATTATGATAATGAGAAACATACACTTCATGACTTGGATGATTATTTGAATGAAAGTGGTCGTGAGATTAATTTTTAGTATTGACTTAAATATAGTAGTTGTGTTATAATCATATATTCATAACTATTATAAGGAAATCAATGCCAAATTATACAAAATCTAATGAAAGACTAAATTCAATAAAATGGTCCGAAATATTTGAATATACCAAGGAGTCTGCAAGTTTTCTAAGATGGAAACACAAAAGAAAGGCTAGGAATAACTCCTTGGTAAATCGTTCAAATAACAATCAAGCTGGTGGAATAAATTCAGAAAATTACTTGAGTTTGAATTATGAAAAGAATTTATATTCAATCCCTAAAATCATATGGATAATGCATAACGGTCCAATTCCAGATGGTTATTCTGTTTATTTTAAGGACCATGACAAATTAAATGCTAGTATAGAAAATCTTTATCTAAGAGAAACTTACTTAAAACTAGATGAAAAATATTCAGATAGTTTAAAAGACTATCTACAATATGATGAATCTAGTCCAAGTGGTTTACGTTGGATTTCAAAGGCTTCTAAATCATCGAAAATAGCCAATGGTGATGTTGTTGGTTCATTGGATGAACAAGATGGTTATTGGAAATTACACGGTCTTGGACACAGTTATAAAATACACAGAATCATCTGGTTTTTACATAATGGTAAAATACCAAAAGGACTTTGGATAGACCACATTAATGGAAATAGATCAGACAACAGAATTATAAATTTAAGAATTGTGGTTCCTGCTTTAAATGGCAGGAATAGAACAATGAGTAAAAATAACAATACAGGTTATACTGGTATTTCTTATTATGAAGGTTTTAATCACAGAGGTACATTAATCAGAAGATATACAGTGTCAGTGGTGTTCAATGGTAAATGGAAAACAAGAGGGTTCTCTTGTGTAAAATATGGTGATGATTTAGCTCTGAAACTAGCTATAGAAACCAGAGACAGATTAATTGATGAAGTTAACAAACAAGGTGCTGGTTACACAGACCGTCATGGAAAATAAAATTTAACAACTAAAACGGTAGCTATCTTATGGTAGACTACCGTTTTATCATTTAAGGAGTTAGGATGAATGTATTTGAAGATTATGTTTACGATATTGAAACCTTCAAACATTGCTTTACGTTCAGTATCATCCGTGCTGATGGTAAACACAAACGTACATTTGAAGTAAGTAAACGCAAGAACGAAATAGATAAAATCTTTACTTGCTTGGATTACCTGCAAGAAAACGATTTCCGTATGGTTGGATTCAATTCTATTGGATTCGATTATCCTATTATTCATAAACTTATGGAGAACAGGGATCGACTACCAACAACAGGTAAAGCAATTGCTGCATTGGTGTTTAAGTACGCACAAGAACAGATCGACAGCTTCCGTGATGGTTTTGGTAATACTGTCCGTACAGCAGATAGATTTATTAAGCAGGTTGACCTATACAGAATCTGGCACTTCAACAACAAAGCAAAAGCTACTGGTTTGAAGATGTTGGAATTCAACATGCGTTTACCTAACATTGAAGACCTTCCATTTGCTGTCGATCAAGAATTGACGGATGAAGACATGGATAAGATTATCACGTATAACGAACACGATGTGTGGTGTACTCTGGAGTTCTACAACAAGTCCAGTTCACAGATTTCATTCCGTGATGAACTGAGCGTTAAACTTGGTCGTGATTTTACTAACGATGATGACACTAAAATTGGTGCCGAGTTTTTTCAGATGGAACTAGAGAAAGCAGGTATTCAACTAAAGAAATACCAAGGTGGTAAATTGGTAATGAAGCAAACCAAACGCGATAAGATTAATATTGGTGAGTGTCTGTTTGATTACTATTCATTTACTCGTCCAGAGTTCTTAGCTATTCATGAATGGTTCAGCAAACAAGTAATCACTGAAACTAAAGGTGTGTTCAGTGATATTGAAGAACATCGTTTAGGTGATGTTGCTCAGTACGCTGAAATGGAAGTAAAGAAAGAACGGTTTAAACAAAAACCAACAGAACAAGACTTACAGTTATTCAAGAAAAATCATCCATTGGGTTGGATTGAAGAACAAGAACTGAAGGCTACAGAATACGTGTTTGATATTAATGGTGATCATGTCATGGAATATGTGCTAGATGCCGAAGGTAATCCAGATATCACCAAGAAGAAAAAGAAAGCCCGTAAACCGAAGATTAGTTATTGG